TGTCCCGTCGCCCTTGTCCACGGTCGTTTGCCCGGTGTTCCCGTTGCGGACCTGAAAGGCAAAGCTCATCCCCGAGATGTCGCCCCGCTCGATCGGCGTCAGCACCAGGTCGCGGATCGTCTGGGAGTCGGAGAGCTTGGTCTCTTGCAACAGCCCCTTGTCGCGTTCGCTCAGTGCGAGCGTCCCCGAGGTGGTCCGTCCCAGCACGAAGTTGGGATCGTGGTTGAACAACGTCCGCACGTCTTGCCGCTCGGCGATCGCCGCGGAGAAGGCACCCGGGCGAATGATTTCCCGCCAGACCCAGGTCGAGCTTTGATAGAGCGTCGTCCACTCGTTGAACACGGCACTATAGCCGACCAGGTAGGGCGTCTGCCCTGAGGCGTCGGCCCGTCGCTCGATCCGCAGCTCTGGGGTAGACTGAATCCGGCGCTCGGTAGTCATGACGTTTTCCGTTCGAGGTTGAAGCCAGAGGAGCCGCTGCCGTGATCACCACCGCACTCATCGCATTCGCCGCCCTGGTCGTCGGTCTCGTGGCCGGCGTCTGGCTCGGCTTCGGGGCCGGATACCGCGAGGGGATGGAAGACGCCGAGTTCCGCCGGTCGGGCGACGCTAACCACTACTGGCACCCGTGCTGCCGCAAAGTGTGGCCCGATGTCGGCGTTGAAGACCGCGCTCGGTGCTCATGATGATGGTCCTTTCCGTTCGATCAGCTTGCCTACGAAGTTGGGCCGGATCGCCTCGTTGAAGACCGTGCCGGCCGAGTCGCTTCGGATGAGGATGGCGAAGAGGTAATCGGGGATGTCCGCGTATTCGTAGACTTCGCCGTCGACGAAGGTGAGTCGGAGCGACTTCTTATCCTCATCGTAGGCGGCGGAAGTGAGGACCGACGAATCGAGGAGGACGGCGATCACATTGACAACACAATCTTGATGGCCGCGATCACGACAAACGCAACGACGATGATCCAGAACACTTGAACGACCCACGGCGGAATCGTGATCCCGAATTGCCGCAGCGCAACATAGACCAGGGCGACGACGGCCGCGATGATGACGACCGCGATGGCGAGCTGGCCCAGGCTGTAGCCGGCGACGATCTGAGCGATGGGCGTCATTCTTTCACCTGGCCGTTCCCGTTGACTGATTCGACCGCGGCGGGCTCATCGGGCTCGACCTCTTCGCCGGTCTGCTCCTCGGTTGCCGCCTCGGCAGGTGTCTCCAAACTCTCGTCTTCCCCTATTTTGTCCAAAGTCGTTTGATTTAATTGAACCAGGAATTTATCCCCGCCCGTCTCTTCGCCGATCGGGTTCAGATTCTCCCTCTGTCTTACTTCGTCGCGATTCATCCAGCCATCGGCCAGGGCAGAGTGATAGGCCGCGAACCGGCTCACGATATCGCCCCGCAAGAGCGCGTTGACGTTGTGCTCGACGTAGAGGCCGCTCGCTCGTTCGGCGGGGGTGAACAGCTTGAGGTGGCATTGTTGCTCGATCGCGACCAGCCAGTACATGAGGGCCGTCATCAGGTAATCGAGGTTCGACGCCTCGATGTTGGCGAGGTGGCTCTGGCTGAAGTCACCGGCCTTGTGCGGTGGCACACGCCAGGCCCGGAGCACTTCCAAAAGCTGGTACTTCCGCGATTCGACAAGCTGGGCCTTCTCCGGGTCGGTGGAGGTGGTGTTCCACTTCGCGCCTTGCTGAAGGACGGCCAGACGATGCCGCTTGCCGGGGCCGCCGTGCCGACCTTCCCAGCCGTCGCGCAGGGTGCGCACGGCTTCGGGGGCCAGCTTCTGCGGGGTCTCGACCACGCCGCCAGGCTCGGCGCCGTTCTGAAAATAGTCGGCGGTGAAAGTCTCCTCGGCGATGCCCACGCCGATGGCACGCCGCAAGAGCCTGACATAGGAGTAGCCGCTGATTCCGTCATAGCCGAGGCCCGCCAGGTGCAAGACATTGGCGGGCGGGAGGTACTTGCCGCCATCGATCCGATACCGCAGCTTGCCATCCTGGCGGGTGGCGGCCGTGGTGGTTGGGTCGAGGAGATGCAGTCCGTAGATGGCCCCGCGGCCGGTGCGCTGGATCTCGGCATAGCCGTTGCCGTGGGTGAGCGTGTGGCCCATCCAGGCGCTTCGCCAGGTGACTGCGGTCGTCTCCCCCTCGCCATCGGGGTTGAGGGCCAGCCGCTCCTCGACCGGGTGGTCATACCGGTGGATCCGCCCGCCGTCCGGCAGCCGCTGGTAGACATTCAGGGGCAGAACGGCGGTATCGGTCGCCAGCACGGTGAGGGCCGCCAGCATGGCCGGCAGCTCGAGCGCGGTCCGCTCAGTGACGGGGATTCCCGCGGTGCCGCCGGTCCACGGTGGCAGCCAGAGCTCCTCGCCGATGATCGAGCGCTCTTCCCTGGCCGCGACTGGCGTCGGGGCGGCGACGGCGACATGGGTTTCCCAGGGTTGAGAGTCGGGTATCAAAGGAGTAACAGTGGGGATTCATGGACGGTTTGCCCGGCGAGGTTGCCGACAGCCGCGGCGATGGCATTGACCAGGGCGGCCATGCCGTCGATTTTCTTCTGGCTCTTCTTCTTGCTGAGCTTGATGTTGCCGGCGGCGTCTTGCTCGGCCACGCAGTTTGAGGCATGCCAGCGTAGGATCGGGTGGCCGCCGTGACGGAGCTGGCCCGAGAGGATGAGCCGGAGCAGCTCCTTGGTTGCGCCAGAGAGCGAGAGATACCCCTGCCGGATATATTCGATGGGTAGGCCGTCCTGTTCCTTGAGCTCGAGGCCGAGCTTGGTGGCGTTGTACGGGTCAATCAGCAGCTTGACCAGGTCCCTCTCCTGGGCCAGGGCGTTGATGTGGTGGCGGATAAAGCTGTAGTCGATCACGTTGCCCGGCGTGAGCGTGATCAGCCCCATGTCGGCCCAGGTCCGATACGGCACCTGATGACGTTTCTCCAGATCGACGATGTTTTCCTCCGGGAGCCAGAAAGCCATCTCCACGCCCACTTCGGAATCAATGCTCCCGTTGACGATGGCCAGTGCCGTCAAGTCGTCCACCGTGCTGAGGTCGAGCCCGCCTACAACCGGCCCTTCGCTTATGAGGTTGGCGTGGCCCAATGCTGCTCGAAAGTCGTTGCATGCGTCCCATTGCTCGATACCAACGAAGGCTTGATCCCCACGGGTGACTACATTGAGTCTGAGGCGCCGAAAGTTGGCCAATTTTGTTGGGACTTCCTTGGCCTCGGCCAGCTCCCGGCGGAAGTCATCGATGCTGATCGTGTGGCCGAGGCTGGGATTCGCCTTCCGCCACGTCGCCGGATCGTCGATGTCGTCTTCCTCAAGGGCCCGATAGACGACGCCGAGATGGGTGATGTCCGGGATCACACCAGCATTCACCTTTTCGGAGTACTCGCGTTGCTCGTGCCAGATTCCGGCGGTGTCTTCCCCTGCGGTCGTGATGCTGATCTTGAGGGGCTGTTCTCGGCTGGCCCCGGCGTACTCCATCACGTCCCACATATCCCGCGTTTTGGATCTGTGGAGCTCGTCGAAGATCACGCAGCTCGCGGATACTCCATCCTTCTGAGAGACCTCGGCCGAACCGGCGACGATCCGGCCGTTGCCGATCGGATCGATGATCCTCTTGCGCGAGTCCACGAGTTCGAGCCGACTTGCAAACTCGGGAGAAGACCGGACCATGCGAGCCGATTCATCGAAGAGGATGCTCGCCTGGTCGCGATCGACCGCCAGAACATAGACCTCTGGCGCCCCCTCGCCATCGGCGATCAGGAGCAGGAGCGCGAGAGCGCTCAAGAGTGTCGTCTTTCCGTTCTTCTTGGCCACTTCTAGATAAGCTCGTTTGAAACGCCGCTTGCCATCGGGCGAGCGCCACGAAAACAGCCGCATTAAAAAGTCCGTTTGCCAAGGGAGCAAGACCAGGAGCTGCCCCGCCCAGCGGCCCTTGGACTGGCAACAAAACGTCTCGATAAACTCACAAGCCGCCTTGCCAATCGAGGGATCAAAGTAGCATCCCTGCTCGATCGCCAGGCGATCGGCCGGGCCGCGGATCCACTTCTTGGCGACCCTGGCTTTCGCGACCGCGGGCATGG